CTGCTGTGGCTACGCTGCCTGCCGTGATGGTCGTATTGCCGCCTGGGCGGCGTTCAATTGCGTTCATCGTCCTTTTCCCTTCAGTGCGTGCTTCTCAATGACCTTGTCCCGCAGCTCGCCGGGCGACTTCTTGGATCGCTTGGAGAGCCGCTTAACCTCCTGCCGAATGATCTTTTCGTTGAGCGATGTGCGCTTCGGCTCGGCCGGGCCAGGGTCGTAGTCGTAAATGCCCTGCACGCGGAGGCGGCGTTTCTGTGCGACTCGCCGGATGTCGTCTACGCCGGAAACCCAGGCCTCTGGGTCTTTCCACGCTCGGCTGTCCGCGAGCCCGCCGACGTAGTACTTGCCACTGATGTCAACGCCAGCCTCTTTCGCCTCTTTGGCGACGTAGTCGGCCTGACGCCTCGGCATGGCGTCCAGTTGCTGGTTGTTGTACCGGCCCTCCATGAACGCCCTGTCGCTACCCAGGGAGCCTGGCGCAATCTGGTGGGCGCACATGTCTGCCCATCGCTCGCCGTGCGGCAATGCCTTCTTGTAAACCTCAACGGCCGCTGGGCCTAACGCCTTGATGTGCGAAGGAATCATTCAGGTGGTGCTTCCTGTTGCGGAGGAGGGGGAGGGGGAGGGGGGACTTGATATCGACTGACATCAAAGTTCATGGTGTTACCCCAGTCCTCCAGCATTGCGTTGAACAGCTCGGGGCGACCGGCTTGGAGGAGGCCTTGGGCGACAGGCATGATGATCTGCATGGCGTTGTTGAGGTTCTCCACCTTGGTGGCGATGTTCGGCTTCCTCGCGGAGCCTGCCTCAACTCGGTAGCTGTACTCCCGAACGATGTTGTCTGGCGACTCGTTTAGGACGTGCATCTGCCACGCCTGCGCCGCCATGTCTCCGAGCAGCGGAGCAACGTCTTGCGGCGATATCAGCCAGCGGGCCATCAGCCCTTCTTTGCGGGCAACCTCCGAGAGGGCGTCCTCAAGCTGGTTGGCGTAGTCGTCAGGCCGCACGGAGATCTGCTCGGCCTTCACGGTCGCCTCTGCCGCACTTCTGAAGGACGCCCTAGTCATGCCGTAGATGAGCTCTGTGAGGCCCACGCGGCGGTCAAAGAGGGCCGTTACCTCGGCGACGATCTGGTACATGTCCTGGGTTACACCAGGCATCTGGAACACAGAGATCACGTCGTTGACGCTGCGGCCGATTGCCTCGCTAATCTCAACGATCTTGAAGCCGCCCTCGGCCTTCTCAAGGATCTTCGACTTGATGTCTGGGTCTGCGGCCTTCGCCACGCCAACGAGCGTCTGCGAGGATGTGGCAATGCGGGTCGCCAGAAAGGACATGGCCCAGTTGATGAACCGCAACTCGCCGATGGCCGGGCGGATCAGCGACAGCGGCCAGGAGTACCCAGGCTTTCCGTGCCACGCCAGTAGCGTGAATGGCCAGCCGTTGGGCTCTGCCCAGAACGGGATCGGCCATTGAGCTGCCATGAAGAGGGACTGCGGTATCCCTGTCTCGTCCACCTCTTCCTGCAAGATCGCAGGCGGGGCATTTAGGGGGAAGTCGACGCCCTCGGCTACGACGATGTAGCAGTTGGGGCCAAGTGCGTCGAACTTCCCGCGTAGTTCCTTGTCGCCGTCTTTGAGGCGGTCGCCAAAACCAGTCTTGGAGTAGATCTCCCAGTAGGTGATCAGGTCGTTGGTTTTGCCGTTCTTCTTGCGGTGTTCGTAGCCCCGCTCGCTCTCGTCAGCCCGAGACTGGTAGCTCTCGGCGTGGCCCTTCAGGTCTTCCCGCTGGAGGCCAAACTTGCCGGCGACGTAGTCCACCGGGTGGGTCCGCTTCCTCGCACACCACAGGATGTCTTCGTACTCGTCGGCGTCCGGGTCCCAGACGAGGTTGTCGATGGAGTCAAAGAAGCTGCCGGCCAGTTTCGTATCCGAGCCGGGTGGCTGGTACAGCTCATGCCACCACACCGAACAGCCCTTGATGAACGCCTCTTCCACCACCTTGCGGCTGTGCTGCTTGAGGTTGAGCTCGTTGGGCGTGTAGTTGAGGTACTCTTCCAGCAACTTGGAGATCAGCTTTCGCCGCTCCAGAGACAGCCCCTGCTGCTGAACCATCTGCTGGTACATCTGCATGCCAGGGTCTGGCATCATCACAGGCTGCCCGTCAGGCCCCACCACGGGCTGGCCATCTGGCCCCATCTGCGGCACAGGGGGCTGCGGGAAGATGCCCAGCATCTGCGGCTGGATGACAGGGTACTGCTTAGGAGTGACCGTCCGGGTGGGGTTGCGGTGGTGGATCACTGCGGTGAATAGACGAACCGCTTCCCACACCCGGTTGATCTGCATCCGAAACTCGGGGGGCTCTATGCCCCGCGAGTAGCTCTTGAAATACTTCGACCCCCACATCGCCTCGGGATCGGAAGCGAAGAACGCCATTGCCTCTTGGGCGTCGTCCGTAAATGGCTTCTTGTGCTTCTCGGCAAGGCGGATTTTCTCCAGCCATTGCTTCGTAATTGGGCGCAGTGGATTGTCGTCAGCCATGGAAATCTCCTACTGGCTAATGTCCTATTTCTTCGGTTGGAGTGCTGCGAGCTTCTTCTCAAGCATCGCAACCCGCTCGGAAAGAACTGCCAGTCGCGGGTCCTCGGGGCGGGCTGACCACATCCCGTATTCCTTCCACGCCGGATACTCCTCAAACCCAGGGTCGTCCTTGTGGTGGACGCTCGCTCGGTCGACGCCGCCGTAGCCTGGGCTGACGACCCACAGGTCCAGGGCTCGCTGGCCGACCTTGCTTACGAGAGCGATTGACGGGTCGGCGCCTTCATGGGCGTAGAAGTAAACCCAGTCGCCAAGAATCGGCTTTGGCATGTCATACATGTTTCACAGGTCCTATGTTGACGCCACGGGGTTCTGACTCGCGCTGGCGTCGTTTGCGCTCGTCAAGCCACTTAACCCACCACGGGTCAGGGCCAAACTGCTTCGGAGGCCGGTGGTACTTGGGCTCGTAGGCGCACAGGTACTCCAGGCACTGGACTGCGTGGACATCGCCGCGTGTCTGCGGCACGTCGGTGACGAAGACTTGTCCATTCACAGAAGTGGTCTTTTTGCGATACCGCTTAATCTCGCGAATGAGGTTCGGGCAAGACCCCTCTAGGACTTTGATGCCGGTCGACCCGTCGCCCTTGATGTGCAGCATTTGCCGCACCAAGGCTGTTCTCGCGGGGATGTCGTCGGAGCCCGGAATGAACGAGTAGTTCGTTGCCTCGCTGCGGATCTTCCGCTTGCGTAGCTCCTCTGTGTACAGCTCATGCGGCAGACGGCCCGAGCCCAAGTCGCGAAGCGCACCGCCGTGCATGTCCATGATGAATGCGCGGATGTGCTGGTGCTTGCACTTCTTTTCAAACTCTTCGCCCCAGATCAGGGCATTGCAGTTGCGGATGTAGAGTTCATCGTAGATCAGCAGGAACGATTCGTCTGGCGGGACGGCTCCAAAGATACTTGCCATCACGGCGTGGCCAGGGTCAATGGCGACGTACTTTGTCCACTCCTCAGGGACGCTCGGGAGGTCCTGCCGACTGAGGATATGAACCGCCTGGTTGAAGGACGGGTACATCAGCGTGGACTCGGTTGTGAACTCACCCTCGGCGCGCATGCGGAGTTCGTCTGCACCAAGTGCGGCCCATCGATCCAGATTCTTTTTCTTTTCCTCTGTGTCGATGTGCTTGTTGTCTAAGAACCGCAGCGTGAACTTGACGATGCCGGGCTTCTCAACGCCGTTCTCCACCTCACGCTCGGCACGTTCGCACAGACCGAGCAACGCATCATTCTTTGAGTGCGGCATTGCGGACCACACAAACCGGCCTTTACGGTCGGCGAGGCGGGCCAGCATTTCGCCAACCCACTGCTCGTTGTTGATGTCCTCGTCAATCCAGATAAGGTCGGCCTGAAAGCCCTGTGGAGGTTCGCCTTCCGACGAGTAGAAGTAGATCGTCCAGCCGTTCGTCAGTTCGACCTTCTGGGCGTAGCCTGCGCTCTTGAGGACCCAAGACACGCTGGCGACATAACGCGGCGGGATCAGCGGCGGGGCCGGCTTGGTTTCGGCTCGCCGCTCAGGCTCTTCGCCTGGCCGGAAGCTTCTCCACTGCCCTGTCTGCTCGTCTTTGATGATGCGGTACGCACCTGATTTGAACAGGGAGGGGTAGCACACCATACCGATGTGGGGCCAATTTCTTCCGACAATAACAAGGTTTCCATCCTCTCTTGGAAACTTGCCGTGCGGATCTTGTCCAGTCGCAGCCCTGGCAGCCTCAACACCGACGCACAGCGTTTTGCCGCCTCGGTTACCGCCCAGGACAATACGCTCAGACGCCATGCATTCATGGAAGGCCTCCTGGTGCGGCATGGGCTCGTACAGCCGCAATGCCTCAATGCGGCGGTCCTTTAGCTCCGCCTGCACCTCCTTGAGCTGCGACAGAGCGTGCGAGGTCAGCCCGAGGTCAACGGGTTCGCTTGGCTTTTGCGGCGGCGGTATCGGGGGGTGCTTTCTCACTCCACTCCCCGCACTTCGTCTTGCTGTCGGTCAGCGGGAACGCCGTCAGCCCGCTGGTTCGCTGTATCGACGGCGGGTATCTGTGGCATTCCCCCAGTGACTGGGAGATGGGTTTCCACCAACGGCAGTTTTCGCACATCCGTAGCATTGATTGTGACCGCCGCTTCCAGTAGACGTTGTTGCAGTTCTTCTTCCAGCTCTTCTTCCGACCAATGGGTCAGCGGCTTCTTTGCTCCACCCATCGCAGTGTTTGCGCTGACCAGTCGGACGACGGTGTCTAGCATCTTTGTCCTGAACGCGCCGCCGGAAGGGGAGTCGTACAACTGCTTCATGTAGGCGTTTGCAAACCCACGCACCCCGCCGAAATACTCCATGAGAACTTCAAGGAGTTCAGACGAGTGAGGGACGTTCGCTCCGCCAAGGCGGGCTGACGCGACGAACAAATCGACAGCACCCTTCTCAATTTCATCAAGACGCTTTGTGCGTCTCTTCTCCTTGCGGCGACGCTCATGGTCACGCCGGCAGGGCTTGCACCTGGCGTGCAAACCGTCCTTTGACTTGTGGAAGTAATCCGGCGTCTCAGGAAACGATTTTTTGCACTGTATGCAGGTTCGCTCGTTCGACATGCTTCGCGAGGTCCGCAGGCATCTTGAGGTCTACGATCTTGTTTCCACCGTCATGCTGCGACGACCAAGCCATCCGCAGTTTCTGGCCAACGCTCTTGGCATCCATGACGACAGGCTTGCCAACGCACTTAGGCTTCCAGTGGCCAGCCCAAGCGTCCCAGTTGCAGAGAACCGGGTTGTATCCCAGCTTCGTTGCCCCGGTAAGCGACAGGTCGCGAGTCATCGTCACGTCTTCAGTGGACGCCTTGTTCGCTGCGTACTTGTCTGTCCACTCGTAGTAGAACCACGGGTGGTCTTTGTCCGTCTCGGGCTCGGTGACATCAAAGCACCGCATGTCGTACATAATGAGCCCGGTCGGCAACGCGGCGCATTCCTGAATGCCTGACATCTTCACTGCCGTGTGCCGGTCGTACATCTCAAGCTGGAAGTCAGGGCTTGCATGCTCGGACTGGTGGTTCTGCCAGCGGAAGACGTAGACGCATTCATGCGGCGGAGGGCCACAGTATGGCGCACCTATGCACACAGGGCCGTCGTCGTAGTTTGAAACTATGTAGTCAAACGACGACTGGAAGAACGGCTTTGCGTCAGGCGCCGCGATGTTGATGTCAGGCTTCATGTCGGAGTCAACCATCACAAGGATGTCGACACCAAACTCCCGTGCCATCAAAACGGCGCGGTTGCGAGTCATCGTTATTGGCGTGTCGGCAAGGTTCCAGACGCGGATGTTTTCGATCCGCTGGTCCTTTGACGCCTCGGCAATCAGAGGCACCATCCACTCGCGGATGTCAGGCACCTCGGACGAAATGCCGCCGTTGCCGCCGTAAGAAAAAGTGCAGAAACCTACATTGAACTTCTGGTCTTGCATGGAACACCTTGAACGGGGGTTGGTGTACCAGTGTACACTTTACGCAAACAGGCCCGCAAGCGGGTTAGACCATCCGTTGCGAACCATGCCGCCAGCCTGCGCCCACAACTCGGGGAAGTTAAGTTGCGGCGGCTGGGGCGTCGGGGTCCCAAAGGACATCTGCCGCCCCAGGGCGTCGTTGATGCTTGCAATGAAGGCGTCCCTCTGGGAGTAATCCGGCATTGCGTTAACAGCCGTCTGCGTCGGCATGGTGAACGACTGCGACTGCTGGTAATTCTGCGGGGGCGGCGTGGTCGCCGGCGACTGCTGCTGGCCGCCTGACGGAAAGCCTGGGTAGTTTGCTTCTGGCGTTCCATAATACGGACGAGCAGGCTGCTGCGGTGGCTGGCCGCCTGACGGAAAGCCTGGGTAGTTTGCTTCTGGCGTTCCATAATACGGACGAGCAGGCTGCTGCGGTGGCTGGCCGCCGCCATAAATATGGGCGACCCAGTTGGGCTCGTACCTTCCATCAGGCGTCTTGAAGTACCCTGGCGGTGCGTCGGAGATGTCTTGCAGCTCTTGCTCAAGCCGGCGGCGGGCCTTCGCGTTCCTAGGGTCGTCCCATGTCCCGCGTCGTTTCATGTCGTCAATCTGACGCTGTGTTCCTTCAGGGCCTCTCACAATAACCCCGCCAGGATTCGGAGAAGGCCGCTGATACGGTTGCCCAGGAGCCCCTGGCTGGGCCGGCTGCTGACTTCCGCCGCCAGGGCCGTAGGATCGCGGCATCGGCTGGGCGTAGTTCATGTGCCCGCCTTGCGGATATCCGCTTGGCTGCGAGTACTGCTGGTAGTTACCGCTAGGCGAGTACGCAGAGTAGTCGCCCTTCGCCTGCGAACTTCCAAACTGCTGCGCCATGGCTGGTGCAGAGGATTGCCTTGCGCTGGCCAATTGTGCGGGCGTTGCAAGCGGACCCTGCTGCGAGTCGCTCCCCTTTGGCTGTGCCTGCCCGTGCGTGAACCGGCCACGCGAGTATGGTGATGCCATCATTATGCTATGATCCTCCCAGTAATTCGCTTCCTAGCGGCCTCCAGCGAAGAAGGGTCTTGTACACCAGTGCTTGCCTGCTGCAAGTCACGCTTCAAGGCTCCGACCTGGCTTCGCCTCTGCCTCCACGCATCCATCGTCTGCGCAGGGTTGATGTTTACTTGCGACTGCTGCACCTCTGGCGTGTAGGCGTTACGCTGTGCGTTACGCTGCCTCCAGAAGTTGTCAACGTCGATTTGTTTTTGCCCATTAGCAATTGCTGCTTGCCGGTCTACCGCCGGGCCTTCATCGCCAGGCTGCTGCCTGTCAAGCTTCACTGGCGGAATACGTTGCAACGTCCTTGCTGGCTTCGGCCCAAAGATGTTGCCGCCAGTCAAAGCTTGGTAGGCGCCATCAGATCCAGCAAACGCGCTCATCGGTCTGCCTGCTGCGTGGATAGGTTGTCCGTCCCAGAACCAGTTCCGTAGATCATCCGCAGTCGCTCCATGTCGTCCATGGACTCGTAGGCGCGTACCGCCTCTATGAGTTGCCGCAGGTAGTCAAGGTTTTGTATTGCTGTGTTCATATACTGAAAGAGCCTCCGGTCGGTTGCCCAACCGGAGGCTCCCCCCGTAAGCCCCCTTGGGGCAAAACCACCTGGGCGCTGCGACCGTGCAGGTCAGCCGCAGCGCCCATAGGATCACCGGCCCAACGAAACGACTGCGAGGACATCCTCGCCGGCGCCCGCAGCAGCAGATGCCGCTCGGCCCACAAGGCCAAGTGCAGCGGCTGCCTCGGTCGGGGTTGCAGTGACAGCCTTTCCGCCAACCGACGCATCGGTCGCACCGCCGGCGGCAGCAGTGTTTGCGACCAGGAGGTCGCCAACCACTACGGCTTCGTCAACAGTCAGCTCGGAAGGACCATCAACCGTCACCCAGAACACATCGTTGGCTGCGACACCGCTGGCGGACAGATGCTCGTCAGAGATGCCGGCAGGCCGGTCGTTCGTCACGCGGGTGTAAGCGTCGACAGCGGTGAAGCTGCCAGCAACCCACTTGACCATTCGCTTCCCGTAGAGCGTCGTACCGGAGCTGTTGCGGACAGCAACGCACGTCTTGATGCGGTTGCTGCGAACCTGCCCGGTAGTCGGATCAACGTCAGGAAACTGCTTAATAACGCCCACCCAGCCTGTGCCGTCGCTTGCAGACGACACGCCCAGGGTCTGGCCGAGCCCGAATGGTGGATCAACAAGAAGACTCATTTACTTATACCCCTTTATCAGGCAAGGCTGGTGAGTTTGAAGAAGTTACGCGGCGACTTGAACTTCAAGTTGCCGAGATGGCTGACAACGTAGCGATATTGCTGCGTGATTTCGTCGTAGAAAGGTCCCTCGCTCGTAAGCAGGTTCCCTTCCATGCAGAGAAGCTCAATGTTGCCAACAGCCAGGCCGTAGCCAGTGTTAGCAGGCACAGAATTTTCTCCCGACACTTCCACGCCATCCAACTCAAACACGTCGGTGAAGCCGTAGCTTCGCAGACCGTTGGTGCGGCTGACGATCACACGCTCCTTGGCGTCCAGCGAGTTCATAAAGTCAATGAACAAGCGACGATCCAGCAGCAGCATGTCGATTTGATCCTCTTGCGAATCATTTCGACGGGTCTGGTGGATCGCCTCACGCACAGCCTTGGTGCAGTTGGCAGACCACGTTGTGTCACCGAAGTAAGACGACGTGTAGTTACAGATGACAGGCGAGAAGAAGTCGTACTCGCTGTCGGTTTCACCGTTCGGCCACACACCAGAAATCTGCGAGCCGCCGTACGCACCGAGCGTGGTCGACAGACCGGCGTAGGTGTCGTTCGGATAGCCGAATGGGTCAGCGGCATTGGCGGAACGCTGGGCACCAGTTGCCACATTGATGGTTCCGTTCGTTGCCATGAACGATTCGATACCGTGGAACTTCAGTTCGTTCCCGGCAGCGTAACCGTCCTGCACCCACTGCTTCGCGAGATGCTGCTGGATGCTGGTGATGAGCCGGCTGCTCATCTTGCCAGCGACGTTAACAAGGGCTTGCGCCGAGCGATTCTCAAGCATTTCCTTCTTGTAAATCGCATCCGTGACTTGGTAGCCCCGGTACTCAAGCTCTAGCTTCTTCCAGAGGTTCTGGCGACTGAAACTCCGAGGAGTCTCGCCGTTGTTACCCTGTGCAGGGTGGTTGCGGTACTGGATTTCCCAGTCGAAGCCACGGCCTGCCATGTTCATGCGAACCTGGCCAGCCCCTTCCAGCGCTGCAAAGAGTTTATACTTGCGAAGGCAAGCAATCTCTTCTTCGCGCAGGTGATTAACAATCGTAGTTGCAATACTACGAGCCCAATCAGTTGAACTAGCCATTTAGAACTCCATCTTCGGCGAGTTGGTTCTTGAGGCGATCCTCAAAGGTCATACGCTGGCGTGGAGCCCGAGGCTCCGTTGCGCCAGCACTGCGGTTTGGCACCCGCGTTGCACGTTCACGCAGGAATGCCATGTTCGACTGCTCTACTGGAGGCTGTGCTACCGGAGGGGCAGGAGGCGGAGGGGCCTGCTGCATCTGCTGGTAACGCAGGTTCAATAGGTCACGCTGAAGCATGCCGGTCGCATACTTCCATCGGGCTTCCGGGGATTGGATGCCGTACTCTTGAGCCTGTGCGATGTAGGCCTGGATGGCTTGGCCTTCTCGCGTCACGTTGCCCTGCTGGTCGTAGAGCCAGTCAGAGTTTTGCGACTCAAGCGACTGAACATAGTTTTGAGCCTGATACCCGCTAAGTGCGCGGTTCACCAGCTCCTCTGCCTTCTTCTGAGCAACCTGCTCAACGAAGGGTGAAAGCGTAGACTCGGGGTCTGTTACCAGCTTCCTAGCGAAGTCTGCTGTGTACGCCTGGTAGTCCCGAAGGGCCTGCTGCGCTTCAAACGGAGCATCTGGAGCGATCACCTCCCTTCCGGTTTCTGGGTCCCGTACGATGTAGTTCCGCCAGGTTTCTTTAACCTGTGGAGGATTCCACCACTTAGCGGGCTCTTCAGGCTTTGGCGGTGCGTTCTGCTGGGCAAGCCACTCCTGGTACTTCTGCTGATTACGCAGGTACTCTTGGGTTGCAGGCATCATCTGCTGGTACTGTTGCAGCTGACGCTGGGCTTCTCGCAGACCTGTGTGCGACTGATAGAGAGAACGAGCGATCTCCTCGTCCTGCCTGCCCTCAAAGTCGGGCAGCGCCTTGAAGGCGTCGTAGATCGTACCCTGCGGCTGTTCAGCAACAGGCTCAGGCGCAGGGGCGTCCTGCGTCTCTGGTGCGTCTACGATCTGGTCTTCAATTTCTTCTGACATAGTCCTGTAGCTCCGGGGGTTACGGGGTGCTACTGGCTATATGTCCACTATGTCAGAATTTGTGGCCGTTTTTTTAGCGGCCTTGAGCAGATTGCGACATGCCCCTCGCGTATTCGCCGGCTGACTCACCGGCTCTTCGCAAGTCGTCAACAATCGAAGGCCCTTCGGTCGCGCCGTACAAGCCTAGAGGGATGGCGCTGTCGATGGCGATGTTGCGGGCTGCCGCCAACGGAGCCCTCCTGGCGATGTTGCCAACTGCGCGGACGGCGGCGGAATCTGGGTCGATCAGGCCGTCAAGAAGCAATGAGGCAACTTTTGTTGCGCGACTCTCCGGAACACCGAAGTCATTCATTATGTCGCTTGTGCTTACCGGCCTGTCGCCAAGATACTGCTCCATGCTCGCCGCGAGAGGCGTTGAGTCCGCGTATCCGTGCTGCATCATCTCAGGGCTGTCGAACGGAATCGCCCCAAGGATCTCTTCGTACTTTGTTCGCAGTGGGTGGAAGTCGCCTTCTTTCGCAAATGTGTTTGTTCCCAGCAGGAACTTGTCTGCAGCGTTTGCGAAATCGTCCGCAGCACCTTCGTTTCCGTATACCATGCGTACGGCACTTACTGGCATTTCGACCGTGGTGTCCCACCAGCCCAAGCCCTCGCTCACCAAGCCTCCTGGGTAAGTGACGACGTTGGCGGGCCTGTACTTGAGCGGCGGCCTGTTCATCTCGCGAAGTTTGTACGGGTTCGGGACTGCTCCGCCTCGCACAAAGTGCTCGCGGTATGCTGCCGGGCTGTTTGCTTCGATTTGCTGAAGACGCTTGATCAAGGCGTTGTGCCTGACCATCTGATCGTACTCGTCGTCGCCAACAGGCCGTCTACTGCTAAGCCTGCCTGCGTATTGCATCACGCCAGGCGAGCCCGTTCGCGAAACTGGCAGGGAGGCGGCTTCGTTCTTCGCGGCTTGAATAGCCCTGCCAATGTGAAGCTGAGTCTCTTCCATGCCAGGCAGCGGGTAGATGCCCGTCATTCCGCCGATGGCAATGTCTTCTTGCGTTGCCATTACCACTTCACCCGATCTGCCCAGTACGCAGCAGACATCTTGCCCTTCGCGATGTTCTCTGCGTGGCGAGCTTTGAACGATTCCCTTCGCTTGCGGTAAGCCTCAGACTCGCCTTCCTTCTCTGGCGAGCCCGATACGCCCTGCTGACCAAAACGAATTAGTTTTGTTTTGTTACCTTCCTTGGCCATCACCATGTGGCTTTTGTCAGGGTGGTTGGGCGTTCGTACTGGTTTATTCGGAATCAATCTCCGAATTTTCTCGCCTTCGCTGTCCATTGCTACTCCTTCCCCGCGAGTTTCTTCCACTGCTTGCTGTCTGGGTACGACTTGTCACCTGGCTTGGCTGGCGGTTCGCCGCGTTCTCGCTTGGCGTGGATGTTCGCCCAGAGCCCCTTCTTGAGCTGACGCACCTTGTCGCCTTCGCTGTCCATAGATCAGCTCCTCAAACACGTCGGGGCCTTCGTCGTCGTCAAAGTCCCACCAGCCCATTACATGCCGCTCAAGAGTTCTCGGATCAACATTGCGTCACGGTCTGCTGCTGCTCGGGCCATGTCGCCCTGGGTCTTGATTCGCATCAGCTCCTGCTCATGGGCCATGCGTCGCATCTCGCGGTTCTGCGAGACTCGCGAGTCGTTCTCGC